GAGGTCGACTGGTGGGCTATTCAGTGGCACAAGGTAAGGAGCCGGGCGGCTGGGTCGTTGTTGATAAAAGCAGCGGTCAAGTAAAGGTCGTAGAGGCAGAGCTAAAGAAACGGGATGTAGCCAAGATCCTCAAGGACATGGAGAAGACGGTCAAGACACTGGACAGTGACTTTGAGCGTTGCTTCGAACCAGAGGATGAAACCTTCAGACGTAAGCCTACAGGGTCTAAGCGCCTATGCTCTACGTGTGGTTTCTGTCCGTTTCTTAGTTCTTGCTGGCCTAATGCTCAGTACCTGCCACAGACAGGCTCAGAAGCACAGAACCCCAAGCACTACTGGTACGTCCAGTACAAGGGCGAGGAACTGTGAATGGCAATCAAACCATCGTCCGCAAAGGCGAAGGGGAGAAAGCACCAACAGTGGGTACGAGATAGGCTCCTAGAGCTATTCCCGTCTCTCGAACCCGATGACATTCGCAGCACCTCAATGGGCGCTGGCGGGGAAGATCTACAATTCTCGCCAGCCGCTCGAAAACAGATCCCCATCAGTGTGGAGTGCAAGGCCTACAAATCCTTCGCAATCTACAACGTCATCGATCAAGCCATCACCAATGCTAAGGAAGGGCTTGAACCTGTGGCGGTCATTAAAGCGGACAGAAGAAAGCCGCTGGCTGTGGTGGATGCTGAATACTTTTTCAAACTCTTAACCAAGGCAGGATGACATGACACCAGAGGAATTACCAGAGAACAGCATGATGCTAATGCTGCAACTGAAAGACGAAGGCGACATGTCTATCATGTGCGGTCACAACCTATCTGAAGAGCTGGGAGAAGAAACCATACACCACCTACAGGATATGCTGACTGGCCTATTCCTGTCCTTCGACAATCTTATCGATCTGTATGCATTGATAGGGGCGATGTCTCGATACGCCGACGAGCTGCGTGATGAGTTGGAAGGTGAAGGTGTGTCCTTCGAACCAGACGAAGAGCTACTGAAGGCCATCCAAGACGCCAAGGTTATCCCATTCAACAAAAAGAAAATGCACTGAGGTAATCATGGAAATTCACGATATGGTGAATAGCCCACCACACTATAATAACAGCGGCATCGAATGTATCGAAGCTATCTACCACGCATTAGGTGAAGATGGATTTATAGCCTACTGCCAAGGTAACGCCATGAAGTATCTGTGGCGCTACCAATATAAAGGTAAGCCTGTCGAGGATTTAAAGAAGGCTAAGTGGTACATCAACCAGATCATTGAGGTGCTACAGGCAGATGACTAAGGCGGACTATTCGGTTCGCTTGGTCAGCAAGGCCTCATGCGTACCACTCCTACATAACTATCACTACCTGTCCGACATATCGAAGGGCTTTAAGTCTGGTTTTAATGTCGGGCTACACCATCGTGATCACCTAGTAGGCGTGTGTATATTCACAGGCTGGCCTGTACCTGAATTACTGAAGGGATGCTTCGGCCTACCCCGTACCGAACAGCAAGGATTCTGGGAGCTGTCTAGGCTTGTCCTACACCCCAAGTACCAGAAGGAAGAGCACAACCTAGCAAGCTGGTTCGTAAGCCGATCAGTGAAGCTCCTACGGTCCTCTCATGAGGTGCGCTCCATCCTGTCTTACGCTGACAAAGGCTACCACCAAGGTACGGTCTACGCCGCATCCAACTTCAAATACTATGGACTGTCCGCCCCGAAGAAAGACTTCTGGATTAAGCAGCCTGATGGCTCATTCAAGAAGCATTCCCGTGGGCCTGTGAAGCAGCTCGAAGGTGAGTGGCGGACAAGAACCCGAAAGCATCGTTTCCTACTGACTTACGACAAATCGCTGTTGTGCAAGTGGCAGGAAGAAAAATGGAAGAAGGAACCCGAAGTGAAACTAGACGATTATCAAACACAGGCATCAAAAACAGCAATCTATAATGACACAGACGTAATCATTTACCCTGCCCTTGGGCTATTTAGCGAGGCGGGTGAAGTAGCAGGTAAGGTCAAGAAGGTCTTACGTGACAAGAACGGACACTTCGATCCTGTTGAACGGGAGAAGATAGCCGATGAGGTAGGCGATGTGCTTTGGTACATGGCTGCCCTTTGTACTGACTTGGGCATCGGTATGGAAACTATTGCCCAACGCAATCTCGATAAACTTAACAGCCGCATGGCACGAGGAGTCATCCAAGGCTCTGGCGATAATAGATAGGGGAACCAATGAGTAGTTATAAATCCAACCTGAACCCAATGTTTCGGTCCAAATTTTCCGAGGACATCTTTAACCATAAGTATCGCCACGAAGGCGCAGAGACATGGGATCAGTTATCAAAGACACTAATCGAAGATGTATGTGGCGATCACCTGACGAAGGAAGAGCGCCAGTTTCTATACGAAACGCACCGTGACATGAAGTGGGTGGCTGGCGGACGTTACCTGTATTACGCAGGACGCCCCAACAAGTTCTTTAACAACTGCTACCTGTTGAAGGCCGAGAAAGATACACGAGAAGACTGGGCTGATTTGTCATGGAAAGCTGAGAGTGCTTTGATGACTGGTGGTGGTATTGGTGTAGACTACTCAGTATATCGTGCAGCGGGATCTCCTATTGAGAAGACAGGCGGTCAGGCATCTGGCCCAGTGCCTAAGATGAACATGATCAACGAGATTGGTCGTCGTGTGATGCAAGGCGGCAGCCGCCGCTCTGCTATCTACGCATCCTTGAACTGGCAGCATGGTGACATTAATGAGTTCCTAATGGCAAAAGATTGGCAAAACATGCCAATTGGCAAGACTGGTGCAACCTACTGGGATGTGAAGCAAGATGACTTCAACTTCCCTGCCCCGTTAGACATGACCAACATCTCGGTCAACTACGATACAGACTGGTTGCTCAAGTACTACGAGACGAACGAGGTAGGCGACGTATTCATGGAGAACGTGCGTCAGGCACTGAAGACAGCGGAGCCGGGCTTCTCGTTCAACTTCTTTGATAAAGAGGACGAGACACTGCGTAATGCGTGTACTGAGGTAACCTCTGCAGATGACAGTGACGTGTGTAACCTATCGAGCATTAATATGGGGCGCATCGAAAGCATCCAAGAGTTCTCTCAGATCGTAGAAGTAGTTACCAAGTTCCTATTGTGCGGAACACTGAAAGCCAAGCTACCATACGATAAAGTGTATGCGACACGAGAGAAGAACCGTCGTCTAGGACTGGGTCTTATGGGTATGCATGAGTGGCTGATTAAACGAGGATATCGTTATGAAGTTACACCAGAGCTACATTCGTGGCTGTCTGTCTACCGTGGTGTATCGGACAAGACTAGCTTCCAAACTGCTGATCGTATGTCCGTATCAGTTCCTGTTGCAAACAGGGCTGTTGCACCTACTGGGTCCATTGGTATTCTTGCTGGCACTTCTACAGGTGTGGAGCCTATTTTCGCAGTAGCGTACAAGCGTCGTTATCTGAAGGGCCAGAACCGTTGGATGTATCAGTACGTTGTGGACAGCGCAGCGCAAGAATTGATTGACCGGTATGGTGCAGATCCGGATAATGTAGAAAGTGCATTGGATCTAGCTGCAGATTATGAGCGTCGTATGGCATTCCAAGCTGACGTTCAGGATTATGTGGATATGTCCATCTCATCTACGATTAACCTACCTGCATACGGTACTAAGCTGAACAATGAAGACACGGTTGAAGAATTTGCTAAGACATTGGCTAAATACGCACCCAGACTTCGTGGGTTCACTTGTTATCCTGACGGTAGTCGTGGTGGTCAGCCTCTTACTTCAGTCTCCTATAGAGAAGCAGTAGAAAAACTGGGAGAAGAGTTCGAGGAAGCTATCGAGACTCATGATATCTGCGATATCTCTGGGTCAGGCGGTACGTGTGGCGTTTAATGGGGTGAATTGCTGGCGGGGCCAACTAAGAGGCTCGAATGAAGAATACAGGTCTAGCAATCGCATATGAGAGGGGGAGAGATGCTTTCAAAGAGGGCGTCTTTACCTCTCCTTACGACGATCAAACCATAAAACACAAGGAATGGCAGCGTGGCTTTGACGATGCCTTCTCTGACAACCAAGGACTGCAAAATGTACAAAGAATTCTCAAGATCCAGCCACAATCTGTTTGATGAGGCAGCGAGAACCCGTGCAAAGCAGTTCTGGCGGTCTAATGGCTATCTATGTGCCGACAATGAAGACATCTACGGGGTAGATCTGCATGTGTCGAACAATAAGAGGCAGTTTAACTGCGAAGTAGAGGTAAAGCAGTCGTGGCATGGATTGAATTTCATGTACGACACCATACATATACCTGTACGCAAGGCTAAGTTCCTCACGAACCCTACTGTGTTCATGGTATTCAACGCTGGACTACACAGAGTAGCCGTAATTCCCCGCAAAGCAGTTAAAGCCGCCCCCAAGGTGGAAGTTCCTAACCGAGAGATACGGTTGGGCGAACGATTTTTCGATGTGCCTGTGTCTCAGGCCAAATTCTTCACAATAGGAGTATAATATGACTGAAGAAACCAACCCAGTGACGAAGGCACTTAACGACGCCCTAGAGGCAAACCTTCAAGCAGTAGTAGTGTCAGGCTTTGATGCCAACGGACAGATGTTTATGACCAGCTCTAACTCATCTCTACCGTTCATGCATTGGACGCTGAATCGATCTGTATTTGAGCTTGGATTGTTTGAGAAAAACAATGCTGCGGACGCAAAAAAAGACCCAGAGTCGGTTGACCCTGAGCCTGAAAAAGCGTAAAACATTCTGGAATGGTTTGGTCACCATTCTAGTTAGAATGGACCCTCGTACTTCGGTGCGGGGGTCTTTTTATTGTGGTAATGCTTCCTGTGTCTGTTCGTCTACACTTTCAGACCCTAGATACGCACCACGTAGTGCAAGTGGGGTTTGATCAACCACAGTGGACGCCAACCTACCAAACAGGCTCATGGCTTCTTTATCATTGCCGTTGGCTGTCAGTCTGAGCATACGATCAAATTCATCAGGTTTAGCCACTAGGATGTCCATAGCCTCTTGTGCGGTGCGTTGGATGTCGTCCACACTAGGCTTCAGTAGTGCCTTACTGATGTTACGAGCGATAGTAGCACGAGTGTTTAGTACGCCGTAGCGCAACGTGATCAAGCGGTCTACGAGCTTAGTTAGATCCTGATCGTAGGTAGTGGTAGACCCGAATGCTTCACCTCGGATAGAACGTGATGCAGTTGATACATCCTGCAGCTCTAGTAGTCGCAGGAACTGATCCTTACGGCCGGGGTTGTTCTTAAACACAATGTTCAGGCCGTTGCGTACTGGGTTAGATGGATTGTTCAGGATCTCCTGTATCTGATAACCAGACACGTCATTGACCGCCCCAGTCGTATTCCCTGACTCCAGTGCGATCTTACGAGCGATGAACACCTTGTTCTTAATGAACTGTAAGTAGGATGCCTGTAGTCCTGCAATGATCAAGTCACCGTCGGGGCGCTTGGCTGCTTCAGCCATTAGCTTATCTAGTGTATTGCCCTGCCCTGTTGTGGCTCCGAAGATCTTATCAAAGGCAGCCTGTGGCTCCTGTGTAATCTGTGGAGTTGCGCCCGGTACTAGATCATCTACAAACTTAGCTGCAGCGTCACGTTTAGCATCCGCAAGGATGACGTTGTACTCGTTGCGCATATTCTCGGCTACAGTCTTAGCATCAGTCAAACCTGCTTCGAGGTTTCTCAACTCGCCTACAACTGTACGGAAACGCTCAACCACTGATGGGTCTAGGTTCTCTAGCTTTGCCAGTTGTTCTTCCATAGCACCTATAATTTGAGCTGAGTTAGGAGCCTTGCCGCCTTCTAGGTTCTTAGCCAAGCCATTCATCACCATGCCTAGATAAGCCTGTGACATCTCCTGCGTGACGTTGCTTTCGCCACCAGACTGAATAGCTGCAATGAATGCCTTCTGGTACTCATCGATGTCATTCATAGAGGCCTTCATGGCGTCGTTGCCAGCCTTGAATGCATCAGCCATTCCCGGCGTCAGGTCAGTCGCAGTTTGCGATTGTCCTTCTTTGCGCAGTGCAATCTTGGCCTGTTCTTCAAACTGACGTAGTGGTGCAGTTGTACGGAACGTACCATCGTGCTTCATATAAGATGCAAGCGCATCTTGGAAAGCTGGGTCGCCAATACCTTTAGCAATCTGGTCAATGCCCTGCACGAAGTCACGTAGATCGGCACCTTGTTTAGCAGTTATAGGATCATTGAATAGTCTGTCTGCACGAGCTGATAGCTGGCCCCGTAAGTCGGTAAATACTTCAGCCATTGTCACGCCCTGCATCTCAAGGCGTTTAATCATCTCAGGAACCGTTTCAAATACGAGTTCACCATTAGGCGCTTCAGCCACCAGTGGTGTCATTCGAGCCATAATACGGTTGATTGGGTCAGCGGCTGTGCCTGTACCTGTAATGGTTTGGATGAAGTTACGGAACTCCGCAGGTGGCATCGATGATGTTACTAGCTCGTGGAACTGAGCTACAGGCAGTTCGATGTCAGTTGGTAGATTACGCCACTTATCACGGTAGGTAGTAAATGATTTACGCCAAGCGTTGTACAGTTGAGGCCCACTTAATTGTTGTAGAGCCTTACGCTCAACTGCGTTGGAGCCAAGCTGATTGTTACGAGCTGCATTCTGGAATAGATCGATTACCTGATTGTTGCGGCTAAACTGATCAAGCGCAGCCTCTGCAGCCTGTAGTCCTGCCCCTGCTTCGTCAGCTTTAATACGAGCTGCATCCACAGTATCAACAATTGGCGCACCGAATTCTGCCGCTGTATTAGCCACAGCCCCCTGACCACCTAGTTCATCGGAAGTCCTATTCATGGCGGTTGCCATGCCTTCAACCACAGATGCATCTGCGTCACGTACAGCCTGACTAGATAGGCGGCTGCGGTGCAGGTCTATCATCTTCATAGAGATGGAGTTAGCTAGATCGTCAGCAAACTTCTCAAACTCTTCAGGCTCCATAAGTGACTTCTGCCAAGCGTATGCACGATCAACGTACTTACGTGCACCCTCACGCACGGCATCAACAGATGTACGAGGGATCTCAGTATCACCTAGTAGCGGGAAGAATGTGCTGTTGTTCTCACGCAGGATGTCACCAAAGATAGCCGCCCGTTCTGCGAAGATTTCTGCAGGTGCGTTAGCGGCATTAGGATCTAGTTCTTTAAAGACCAGTGCGCCTACGTCACGATCAATACCAGCTTTGGTAAGACCTGATGTACCCTTGAAGATTGCTTTACCGCCCCGTACTGCAAAACCACCAAGGCGGCCTAGTACAGTAAGACCTGTGGAGAATGCCACGTTGTCTGCAAAGTTAGCAATGTTACGGTTATCTTGTGCATCGAAGCCCAACATCTCGGCAATATCATCACCGAATAATGGCTTGGCTTCCTGTGGTGTAGTGGCTGTCGTACCAATGTTAGCACCAGTACCTAAGATAAATGTCTTAGCGAAGATACGAGCTGCATCGATCATCTCTTCAGGCTTCTTCTTGCCCACCTTAGACCATGCTTTAGCTACATACCGTGCCATCTTAGGCGACATGTTATAGGCTTTCTCTAGCTTACTTGCTAGTCCTACACCGCCAACAGAACCCATGAGCATAGAAGTAACTTCCTGCCCTAATGCATCCAAGTCATTGCGTGGTGGTACTGTTGGGAAGTTCTCCCGCATGTAGTCGGTATCAGGGTCAGTAATTCTTAGGGCGTCTGTAATACCTTCGCCTAGACGAGCAATGCTTTTACCTGCCTGTACAGCACCGCCAGCAATCGTCTGTGCAACTTTTGGAATATTGGCTGATGCAGGGCTGGGTACAATGTACGTCTGCTTACGGCCTTCGTCGTCCACACTTGTCTGTGTACGCATCTGTGTATCTTCTTGACCACTAAGCGCATTACGAACAGTTTGACCAGCCTTGGACGCTTCTACTTCTTCACCTTGCTGTTCGTATATGGCTTGGTTGGTATTATCGACAGCCTCGATAAACATCCGCCGCTGTTCTTTGGGATCTGCACTGGTGAAGGCAGGATCTAATAGCAGGTTCTGGTAGATCGGGTTGTTGGTGTCGATGTCTGTAATACCTAACCGCTGCAGGAAGCCGGGGCTTTCTACATACTGGTCAGATGTGAATACAGGAGCTGGCTCTTCTTCCACAGGCTGATTGGCAATCGCCAGTAGCTGTTCGTCTGTGACAGAGGAACTATCATTGCCAGACAGAATGCTCAGTAGTTCTTCGTCTGTAACTGTCTCAGCCATCGTTATTCCTCTTGTGATTTAAGCGGTGCTAGTACTATGTCTAGATAACCCGAAGGGTATCCTTGGCCTTCCAGTAGTGACTTAACCCGCTGGAACGACGCACCAGTATCTTGGTATTGTGCGACTTTGCCTTTGGTAATAGGGTTTAGGTCGCCCAGATCAAACTTTTGTTCAGTAGCCTGTTCCCGTGACTGTGACCAGTCGTAGACACCCTTAGCTGCATCGCCCCATACTTGTTCTAGGTACTGCTCGGCATTTAAGTTCAAAGCCTTCAGTGCGTTTGCTGTACCCGGGATCGAAGCAGTGTTTTCTACTTGGGGGCTAACTCTTTGCATTGCGAGATTAGTAGCCGCTTTATCAAGCCCCATTTGAGCAAAGTTTCTTAGCTGGTTGGTAAACTCAGTATAAGTTGTAGCGCCTGTCAGAGCGTCTTGCAGTACAACAAAGTCTTTGTTTGAGAAGCCATTGCCTGTCTGGCCTACGGCAGCACCCGCCGAGAATACCAACAGGATAGACTGTGATAAAAACGCTTTGTATGCACGTTTAACTTCATCGTCTGTGTTCAAGCTATCAATCATGCCGTTAATCTGGCGTGTGATAGAACCTTGCGCCACCTCGGGTGTAGCACCCTTGAGGTCGTCACTCTGAGCCATGTCGTTGATGGCTTTAAGTATAGAAACTGTCTGTACTTTAAATGTACCAAACCCAGCCTGTAGTCGTCCGCCAAGCTGTAGGACTTCTTCGTTCTTGCGTACAACGTCATCTAGACGTTTAGCTTGTACAGCGAACGTAGATGCGTCCTGCATTGCAGTAAGAGCCTCGCCTACTTTAGAGGGTAGTCGGGCAATCTCTCTATTGATCATGTCTTGCGCTTCAAGTGAACGTACACTGACTACTCGTGCGGACGGTATAATAATTCCCGTGCTGCTTACAACGACAGAACCGTCTTCCTGCTTTTTACCAAAGACCCGCTCTTCCTCACCGTTCTGGTTCAAGATAGTTACGACAGATTCTTTGATCTCTACAGGATCAGGCTTGTCGGTAGCTTCAATGGCAGCCTTCTTTGACGGGAAGATGTCGTCAATCCACTTTTGTGCTACAGCCACTTGGTCTGGTGTATACATATTTGGATTATCTACAATCTGACGACGTTCAGCCAACATACCAGCTAGATCGGATCTAGTTAAGTTTGCTTGTTGTGGATTGAACAACGCCTCAACATCACGGATCTGTTGTATCTGTTCTTGCGTGGTAAGTCTTTCAAACTCATCAGAGTTGCGTAGCGTGTATATAGCGAAATCTTTAGGGTCGTTAGGTACGTTAGCTGCATCAACACGGTTTTGGTTACGCTGTGCGATTTCTTTTAGTAGCTTACCTTCCGATGCTCTCCATGCAGCAAGCTCACCATCGCCCGTCAGTTTTATAACCATCTGTGCATCTAGGTTGTCGTAGTCATCCATAGTGAAGTCTTCACCACTGATGTTCTTGACCCGCTCGGCTGTCTCTAGGGCACTGATGCGGTTGCGTAGCTGCGTGAGGTAATCACGGCCTACACCATCCAGTTTACCAGCTTCGTAGTCAGCCAAGATGCCTTGACCCGCAGCCGCTGTCTCAAAGTTAAGAGAAGGCAGCTTCTCAGAACGCTTTAGACTTGCAAGCTCACGAGCTTTATCCTGTAGCTTACTGTACAGCGTAGGATCTACGCCACGGTATGCTGGACCCATTTGGTCCTGTGGAGTAGTGGCTAGGACTTCTAGATCTGTAATAGCCAAATTACCTAGTTCAGGTACGTTG